TGAATCCCACCAATCAAATTCACCCTCCCTTGACATGAAATCAACAATAGGTTCAATATCGTCATGATAAGTACCCATCTCATGAGTATACGTATTTAACCTCCATTCTGTTCGTTTCTCAATATAATCAAATTTAAAAAGATTAAACTCAGGTCTTAAAAGTTTTACATCCTTATCATTACTCAAAATATCAGGATTTATTTCCAAAATTTTTGACATATAATCAACGTCAATGTGTTTCATAGTATCACCAAATAACTTAACAGAAACTTCATCACACACCTTAATAAATTTTCTATCGTCTAAACTATGTTCTTCAGTCTGCTTAAGAATTTCTTTACAAATTAAAATAATAATCCTGTCAGATACGTTTTCTAAATGTGATGTATTTTTCATTATCCATATAAATATCACAAAACTTTGTTTGATTTACGAATATTCTCATCACCCCACATAGGTTGTAAATTACTCAATGACCAACATCTCATAAACTCATCATCACCAATCTCCTGTATATCATGAACAGAAATAGGCATCACATGGTCAACATGCCATTGACCATAGTTATCCCACGTCATACCATCAGTAAATTGTTTCTCCAAATGATTGATTAACTCCTCAGGCGTGTACTTAAGAACCTCAAAGTAATGACCGTTCTTATCCACATTATTCTCCTTCAACACCTGATATATCGCAGTCCTGAAATTTGAAATTAACTTATAGATGGGGTCAGTATCCTTACGATGTTTTTCGTACTTACGTTTGTATTCTCTATGTTTATCAATATTTTTTTCCCTCCATTTTTGATGGTAATCATTTAGACGGTCTCTATTATCTTTTTGCCAATCGGAAAAATATTGTAATCGTTTTTCTCTATTTTTAAAATAATGTCGTTTATCTGATTCAGATTTTCCACCTTTAAATTTTCTACCAGAAGGTCCAATGACTGCACCGTTTTCTTTTAGTGTTCTTAACACCACTTGTTTAGTAATATTTAATTTTTCAGATATAGATGGTGAACCTAACATCTCATCATTATATAATCTTAAAATTTCATCAACAACTGATTTTTCTAATACTATTTTCTTCATATATTATAAATACAACCATAAACTTGATTGTTTACAAATATATATAAAAAAAGGTCAGATTTCTCTGACCTTTTTTATTATTTTTTAAGATTTTGATTATCTCAATTCTCTTAAATCGAATGTACGAACACCATCAACAGTAATTCTGCCGTAAAATCTATTATTCACCATCTTTTTTGCGTAACGGGTCATAATACCTTTTATCGGTGTAAAGTTGAACGGATTGTACATAGTTGGAGTTAATTGAAGTGGTACATACGGTGCGTAGATGTAACCAGTGTCTAACAATGACGTTCCTTTGTGTCCAACCAATACTTGGTTTGGTGGGAAGTATGGGTCACGATAAACTTGGTAACGACCAGCTAAAGTACCTACTCTTTCAATACCCATGTTATATTGGTCTTGCTCAGGAGATGCGTTAGATACGTGGAAGTATTCTAAGTCATCAAAGATAGCTGAAACTTCAGAAGAAACAACAATCCAGTTAGCTCCACCACGAAGAGTTGACTTGTGGATTTGTGCAGATAATTGGTTGATTGCTGTAATCAAAGTTTGGTTCCAGTCTTTCTGAGTGTAAGAAGTAGTGTTAGCTAATCTTCTCCATCCGTTGTAGTCCCAACGTAAGTTCCAAGCTGCACCTTTACGTAAATCACGAAGGATTTCACGGTCAATTTCAGCCGCAACTTGTTCAGACAATAAAGCTGTTAATTCAGCTTCAGCGTCAATGTTGTGGAATGCTGCAACGTCTTGAGCTAATTCAGGAGACCATTGTGCTCTTAACTTTCTTTCAGTAACTGTAACAGTTACAGATTGAAGGTCGAAAGAAACTTCACCAATTTTGTCTTCAAATTCTAGCTCTTCGTAACGTCTGAAGTAAGAAACGAATGAAGTACCTGAAGTGATACCTGTGATAGTAGTACCAGTGTAACCATCAATAGTGTCACTTCCACATGTAGGACATGTAGGACAAGAAAGGTCTACTTCAAGGTAGATACAACCGTTAACGTCACAAACGTCATTATATTGACCACCGTTACCTTGAGAAGAGAACGCTGCTGTAGATTGATTATAGTTAGGAGTAACAATTCCTTGACCATATTTTTGAGTAACTACTCTGAACAATAAAGGTCCAGTAGAAACTGTACATGGAGAAGTTGTAGATACACCTAATCCTACGCTTTGAACAATAACAAGGTCAGACAAGAAAGATTCTGTGTCATACTCGTTACCATCAGGACCAATCATTTTACCAACACCTGTGTTAGCAAAACCACACATTTTCAACAATATTTTTCTATTGTTACCGATGTAATCTGGGTCGTTTGTATTGTCAGCATTTACTAATGAACCGTTAGACCATTTAACAACACCTGTTGCAGCTGAAAGAATGGCAAAACGACCTTTAGAATAGTCAAACAATCCAGGTGGGTCAAGAGCCGCTTCGTTTCCTTCGTAGAATAAATCATAAAGGTTTTTAGCGTAAGCTCCAGCACCTGTGTAACCAGCTTGTGGGTCACCAGGATAGTTTCCAGGAGAACCGATTGGTGCGTAGTGGTCACCACTTGCAGTTGCAGATGCTCCTGAGTATCCTTGAATTTTAGGTATAAAGTAGAACAATTTACCGATTGGTAAGTTCATAGCTTGTACAGAAACGATTTCGTTCGCTAACAATTTAGAGAACACACGTCTAACGATTGGGAATACAACAGTTTCAAATGAACCTGAAGAACCTTCCGAAGTCGCTTCGTTAATCAAATGTGACGCTTGGTTTTCATACAATTGTGCTACATTTTCTTTTAGGTGGCCTTTAAGACCTTCTAGGAACCCTAATTTGTCCCATTTGCTGATAGTATCTTCTTTGATAACTTTAAGGTGTTTTAACCCAATGTTACCAACAAGACCTGATTCTAATAATGCTCCCATTTTTTTTGGTTGTTTTATTTTTTAGTTTATTTTTATTTTAATTTTGACATCAAATCTTTCATTCTTAAGAACTGAGGATTCTCGTAAGTTTTAGACTCAATCAAGTTAACTGCTGAACCTGTGTTTTGAACGTTTTCAATTTTACGTTCAATTGATTCGTTCATTGGTTGACTTGTCTTAACTGAAAGTTCATCTTTGATTGTCTTGTACAAGTTTTTAGATTCTTTAAGAGACTCTACACCGTCAAATCTTTTCAAGATGTTAATTTTCTCTTGTTTAGATGTTGAGTGTTCAGTGAACAAACGAGTTGCGTAAGCTAAGTTTGAATTAAACACAGCGACTTCGTTTAGTTTGTTTCTGAATACGTTAAGTGCTTTTCTGTACTCTTCATTTTTTTCTCTAAGTACTTGTACTTCTTCACCGTACACGCTCTCTTTGATTGGGAATTCTAAATTTCTGTTAGGGGTGATTCCTTTTCTTAAACCACGACCTGATTTAGAACCGTTACTATAAGTACGTGACGCTTCTTTTGTTTCTGATTTTTTACCTTTAACGATTTTCATCTTACCATCAAGAGTCTCATCATCTTTGTATACGTCAACTTTTTTAGCTGAACCTGTACCCATTGATGTGTTTGTTTTCTTTCTTTTTGGTATTTCGAATCCACCGTCCATATTTGGTTTTGTACTATATTTAAAACTTGACGCTTTACCTGTCTTAGGAGTTTTAGATTTTTTAGATTCCATCATATACGGGTCTTCTCCTTCTTCTTCTTCAGAATCAGAATCTTCACCTAAAGTGATTTCATACATAACATCATCTTCTTCTTCTAAATCTTCTACGTCCATTTCAATTTCATAGAACATTCCACCAGGTCTTTCCTCTTCAGGTGGTTCTGGAAGGTCTTCTTCATCGTTGAAAACAGAATTGATGATATCTTCCATAGATTCTTCTGAATCTTCCATGTCCATGTCCTCTTCTAAGTCCATGCCCATTTCATCTTCATCATCCATGTACATTTCCATTTCTTCTTCTTTGTTCCAACTATCTTCTTCAGATTCTCCAACAATCATATATTCGTCTTCATTAGTTTTTAGGTTGATATTTCCAGCATTGTCTTTTGTAACAATGATGTTGTCATCAGGACCCATTAACTGAAATACACGAATGATTTCGTCGTTAGACTTTCCTCTTAAGTCAATTGGAGACGCCATGTCTTCAACTTCGTTATCTGTATCCATATCTTCTTCAGAATCTTCCATGTCCATATCCATAGACATTTCATCATCATCGTCAGACATATCAACATCTGTGTCAACCTCTTCTTCATCCTGTTCGGATAGAGATTCTTTTACTAATTCTTTAATTTCTTGCTTCATGGTTGAAGCAAGTATTTCTTTTGCGTTGTTAGCAACTGCTTCCTCAAGATTTTTCATTGAGAGTATAGCTTCTTCTACTAAAGATTTTTCTTTTGCCATTTTTGGTTGTTATTTTTATTTATATAAATATTGTTAATTTTAAAAAAAAATTAATTCTTACGTAATTGACGTAAAATAATTTTTATTTTTTTAAAAATTTTTGTTTCTCTAATTCAATAAGTTTGTCAATTTCTGACTTTCTAAATTCTAAATTTTGAAGTCTTCTCTCACCCATTTTAAATAAATCATCTTCTAATGGTTTATTTCTATATTGTTTTGTTTTTGTTTTTCCTTCGAATTGAATGTTGGTCATGAGGTACGGTTCGTAGAATCTTGTCATGTTTGATTGTTCTTTTTTGATTCTACTTTTCTTGTTTGAGAACGCCACATATTCATTTGTTTCTGTGTTCACGTAAAGAAATACTTGAACATTTTTTTCTGAATATTTTGTGTGGTCAAAACCGTATGAAGCGATTTCAAAGAAGGTGTCACCATCTCTATCAACAAAACTTGTTGCTTTTGTGAAAGGTTTAACTTGAACAAATATTTGTTGTCCATTTGTTTCAACCATAAGGTCCATACCTTTTTTTGTGTCTCTTACATCACCTGAACAAAATCTGATAATGTTTGTGTCTGAACCAAAAAAATCTTTTAGGATTTTTATTCCAAACATTTCATTTTGATTACCTTTATCAATTGTTGCTCTGTTAAGGTTAACAAGTTCTTCGGTATATTTCCCATTAAACAAATCATCTTTGTTATCTGTAATAAAATCTATCAGATTATTAATTGTTATTTCTGTTCCGGGGTTTTGTGATGTGAAAAGTTCTTTTATTTTATCTCTAACTTTTGTGTTGGTGTCAAAACGATTTAAGACCGACCAGTGGTCTACACCAGGAATGTGTTCCCACACATAGATAACACCTTCGTTAGTGTCACAGTTACCATCAGGATTTGGTAATTTACCATATTTTGATAATGGTTTATATATCGCACGTAACATCTGACGGATATGTTCTGCAACAGGGTCAGTTTTTTTCTTGAAATATTCTAATATTATTTGGTATTGTGTTTCTGAAACTGAAATTTTCATATTCCATAAATACCTGATAAAACAAAAAAGGAGGGAAACCCCTCCTTTGATGTATTATTGAAAATTGTTTTATTATTCTATCACTTCATCAATTTTACTTTCAACAATGCATGTTATTCTCCAATCTTGTGAATAACTCTGATAAATTTTGGTCACTTTTGCTTCCACATCAGTTGGGTTGTAACCTTTAACCAACTTTTCTTCTTTTTGTTTTTTTACTTTACCTGATTCTGAATCTACAACATCAGTTGTAATTCTTGCTACAAAATATTTTTCATCCATTTCCATAAGTTTTTTTTTTAAAAATATAATAAATAAAACTTATCTATCAAGGTATGAGGACAATTTTTTCATTAGTTCTTTTTGTTTGTCAATAGAATCACTACTCATACCTGTTGTTCTTTCCGCTCTTATCTTGTTTTCTTCATCTAAATTCTCTTCAAATTTAAATCTATCATCAGGTTCTGTGAACAAATACGCTCCAGGTGTTGATGGTGAAGAAACAAGGTCAAAACAAATAAGTTCAAAATCATCTTGTACTTCATTTTGTTCTCCGACTTTTTTCAATGAACCTACACCACGAGAAGAAATACCAAGAGTAACTCCTTGTCTCAAATAGTTTGCAGCTAAATCTCCTTTTGTTGAACAGATTCCTCTTTCGTGAAATCCTGGTGATGTCAACAATTTTAATTTACCCATTAATACTTTTCCATCCCACCATACTTCAGTGATGATGTGTGAAACTCTATCTAAATCAATTAATGAAGATTCTGGATGATTTAATTCTGATAAAGAAG